TTCGTACATTGTTGTCTGTTAAACGATTGCATTTTGTTTCTCTGTTTACTCTCTTAAAATTTACTAGCGGAATTGCTAGTTCATGTGTTAATTATAGTGCCTTTCTGCACTTGTGTCAACCACTTTTGGCTATCTTGTTTGTTGTATTTCTACAACACTTAGATGCCGCTGGTCTTTGTTGACATGACTCTATTATAGTTTTATTTAGTCTTGTTGTCAAGACCTCTGGCGATATCCGGCCAAAATGAAGGGTTATCTATTTACAATAGACAAAATGGTCTTGTTGTATCTGGTAGCAAGATCTTGGATAAATGTTTTCCATTCTTCAGCATCCGACTGCGTGTTAAAAGTCAGCGATGTCTTGGCAGATAAATCATTTTGATTAAATCCTATAAGTTTACCTTCCGTATGCATTGATTCTAATTTGGTCTTACGTTCGGCGGCAAATTCGAGACCGTCCATTTTATCATTAAAGCTAGCCCAATTTACTGTAATTGTAAAACTCATATTATTCTCCAGTTGCGAGCACTTGCCCGGCTAATTTTTTATAAACTACACCATTCGGAATCATGTCCGGACTAATAATATCATCCGACTTGTCAAGGTCTCGAAGGCCATGTATGCAATAGGCCACAGTCTCAGGTTCTAGTGCTGTTAACTTATGCTCTACTTCTGAATTAATGTAAATCATAGTAGGTGCAGTATATTCTGTAATTTCACCGTTCGCTTCTACTTGCAGTTTTCCGCTTGCTAATAAAGTTAGATGATCAAATGAGTGTGCGTGTCCCTGTTCAGTTGCACCAGCTTCTTTAAAGTGCATTTGTCTCACGAACATATTAGCTACTAGGCCTATATTAATTATTGGTGTTAACATTCTTTTTTCCTATTACAACCACAGGGATTGTTCCATTGTATGTTTTACGTGGGTCTACTTGTTTAGTTTTTTGTGTATTAGGCTTGACTGTAGGTATCTTGGACATCTTAGTTTATTTTTTCTATATAGATATTTGAGATCATATCGTCATTACCGCTAGCAGTCATTACATACTGCAAGTCTTCGTTTTTTGTAATAACTTTATATGACCCTACTATATTTATAAACTCTTCTAAGAAGGTTAACATAAGTGATTTGCTAAAATATAAAGCAATACAGGCATGCAATCCATGGCCAAATGCCATACCAGTATTATTTCTAGTTAAATCAAACATATCCGGGTTATCCCATTTTGTTGAGTCTCGATTGGCTGCGTCATAACATAATGCCACAGCATCACCAGCTGATAAGTCTATACCGTGTAGTCTAACAGGATTACTAACTGTCCTTCTAAATCGTCCAGTGGATGCATTAAATCTTAAAGATTCGTTTACTGCGTTTGGAATTAAGGACGGGTTATTTAATACATCTTGATACTTATTTTCTCTAAACAAATCTAATATCATAAATTCTATAGCCCCGGTCATAGAGCTAGCACCAGATATAGTAGGTCCAGTAAATAACGATAGGCCATTTCGGTAATTTGGTCTGTTTGCTAATATGTATTCTTCATACATTCCGGGACCCTGAGCAGGTTGATCTGTACTAATAGCACGATCTACTATCTTCATCAACTTTTCAAACAACTCAGCTTTCTGATTATACATAACACATTGAGGTGCATGTCGTTGTATATCTATTATTAAATTTTTAATATATTCTTTAGGATGTGGTAAGTTAAGTAGTTCTGCAATTGCCCACGCTGTTGTTTGATCAGCTACTTCTGATAAATTTATTAAGGTTTTGTTAGAAAGTTCCTCTCTAACTTTTTCTCTGTACAACGATGAGATGCGTTCTAAATTATGTTTTGCGTATGCATTTTTTACAATATTCTTTAATGTATCGTGAGTGGGATTATCACTGGCACCTAAGGTCCGGCCAAATCTACGGGGGTCTTCAACTATCAAATTTCCTTGGCCGGATATAAACAAGTCGGGGTTCGTTAGGGCATATACAACATCTTCATATCTAGTTATGACGTACATCTTATATTTTTTGCTATAATATGCCGTATCTCTATCTTGTAGGTCTTTATATATTTTAAATTTGTTTAACAGCCATTCATTTGAATGTGGGTCAAAGAGTTCCATATTTTTTTAATTCAGACATTACAATCTGTCCCCTGAACCATCTCAATAGTTAAATTAGAAACTCCGTCAATTATTTCTACATTAGGAAAATGGCGTTTGATTAATTCGCCGTGTATTGGCCCAACGGTGGTTCCATTCCAATTAACTGAAGCACTAGTCATTGGTATTCCTGATTGCCATTTTTCAAATGTCAAAAATACAGTGCCTTTTTCACTTGCAAAATTAGCACTATGTTGTTTACCACTTCTTAAGACCTTTCCAGCATGTGCCCAATGAATAGGATTCATTCTACCAATCTGCATAGTAATTAGATCCATGCCCGGGTGACCGTGTAACGGTGCTATAGTTTTAGGATAGTTAACATATAGCTCTACTTGATATCTGTCATGCCTAAACAGTATTATAGAACTGGCATTATCAGTAACATAGACTTCCGAATCTTCGGGAATCATCCATGGCATCCTAGAATCCATGAACCATTCAATAAATTCGTTTAAGGTAGCCCAAGTTTCTGGGATTGTTAAAGAAGAAAAATAATCTTCAAAGTTATATTTTTTCATCCGATATTTATTTGGATTTTTCTGCTAACTCTTTATATCCGGTTCTTGTAGGATGTACGCCGTCTGCGCTCATATGATTTTTAGGACGAAGTAATACAATGTCCCCGTATTCTTTAGCAATGCGAACGATTGCATCGTGTGCAATGGGTTTACGATCCTGTCCTGGATCAATCCAGTACACGCGATCAGCTTTGGTCAGCTGTCTAATGTTACGCAATTCTACTTCTGTTTTCACACCCTTGTGATCATTGGCCCCAAGACTGATAATCACAGTCTTGGCCACATACGGACTCTTGCCCACATTCTTGTTAAGCCAGTCATAAGAGTTGATACCGCTCTTGCTATAACTAACACATTCAGGTCTAGCCTGTGCTGTGCCTACTGCTATTGAATCTCCAAGTATCAAACATTCTAACATTTTGTCTCCGATTAACTATTAAGTACTTTTGCAACACTATTCATCACACTAGCAATACGCCCAATGTCACGAAGTTGTTCTACAGTATAGCCTTCTTGTTTGAGTGTGTCATAGTGTGCCTTAACACAGAAATGACACTTGCCCACAATGCTAGCGGCCAAACTAAATGCTTCAAAGTTTGCTTTGGTAGTTCCACCATGACTTGCAATAGCATTCATGCGTAACTGTGCTGGCAATCCTTTTAGAGCAGGATCGTCTGCCATTTCAACGTAAGGATACCAAACGTTGTTCTGTGCCATGATGCTGGCGGCGGTCATTGCTGACTCTGCGTGTAGTGGTTGATCCGCTAACATAACAGCTAATACCTTTCCGTTACCAGTTGCGGCGAGTGCGGCCACAGCACAACCCATGGCCACATCAGCATCCAATGTGCTACGCACAAGAACAGCATCAAGGTTTAACTTGGTGTCCTTAGCGTAGTCTGGCAACGCAGTTTTAATTGCGTCAATGAATGCCATTATAGTGTCTCTCCGCCCACTGTACGGTTACAGGCACATAGTTCGCCAGTTTGTAGCGCATCCAATACACGAAGTGTTTCTTCTGGGCTACGACCAACGTTCAAGTTGTTGACAGTGACATGTTGGATAATATTGTCTGGATCAACAATGAATGTTGCACGTAATGCCGCACCTGCTGGAGCATAGAACACACCAAGTTGTTCGATTAGGCTTAGATTTTCCATAGTCTCATCATTCCAACGCTGTGTGTCAGCAAATTGTGTGTGAGTGATCTTTTTCAAATCAGCGTGGGCATTTTGCCAGCTAACTTTACAGAACTCATTGTCTGTGCTACCTGTTAGCAATACTGCATCGCGATCAGCAAAGTCACCTGCTAGTTTGTCATAGGCCACAATCTCTGTTGGGCAAACAAATGTAAAATCTTTTGGGTAGTAAACAATTACTTTCCATTTGCCAGGAAAGCTCTCATCTGTAATTGTGAAGAACGCATCTTCTGGTTGCCCTGGCTTAACGCCAGTGATTGCGAATTTTTCTAATTTATGTCCAACTGTTTTCATATCTTCTCCTTGTGTGTGATAAAAACTAATAACTCAGTGTTTGTACTGATATGTTATTGTACTATTATATATCCTATAAATCAAGCATTTTTAATAGATTTTGCCTAAAATATTTTAATAACGCCTATAGGTTTTTTCAATAAAGAAAAGGACCCGCAGGTCCTGTTTCCTTTTAATCATTCATTAGAATGATTTTGCTACAGAAAATACCAAAGCATCTTTGTATAGTTTCTGACCGTTAACAGTATTAGCAGTCATAAATGTTGATGTCTTGTTGTCGTTTATGTAGTACTTGGCGGCCAAGTTCCAACCTTGCAAATCATAACCAAGACCAACGTTGTAGTCAGTATAGTCCAATGTAGAACTGTTAGCAACATTAGTACGACCAACGTGTGCAAGTGCTACT